GGGGTTCATAATGGCGCATATTTCCTTTTATTTCATAATTTATTGATTTTGGATTTATAAATTCAAAATTTCTTTTTGAATTTGGTATTGTAAAATATTTTGTGAGTGCTAGAAAATAATGCTTGACTTTTAAAGGCATTTGTAGTATAATTGGGTAAGAGATTTAAGAAAGGTGGTAGCTATGAGATTTCCGAATTCAACTATTGTAAAGAAAAAGTTCGATGAAGCAGTAAAGCCGTTGTATGAGAAGTATGATAATTCTTCAGAGAGATACAGAGTCAATATCTTCTGGGAAGATGTCGATGAGGACAAAGAAGATTATGTTGCTGTAATTACCAAATACTTCTTCACTGGTCAGCTTGAGAACATTAAAGTTATCCCGGTGGTTGGAGTGTTCGTAGGAAATGAGTTGCAGTACACAATTGAGAATCCGTCCAAGGCATTCTGGGAGGCTGTAGAGTCTGAAGAATTAGATGTTCTTGGAGAATTTATTGACGAATACACAGAAAGTTAATAAAGTGCTTGACAAATTAATCCTTTTGTAGTATAATACATAGTACGAGGGAAACAATTACGCCTTGTGTATAACATGAGGCGTATATCTTAGGAGAAGATAAACACAAAATAAAATGATGTACGAAGAGTATACCGAATATGAAGATTATGATATGCCCAAGGATAGACATAGAAAGCTTTCCAAGGGAAATCAGATTAAGACTAAGAAATCCAAACATAAACACAATTATATAGACTGCCATTTTAAATGTCCAAACAATTCATTTGGAAAAATGAACTGGGGATATTGGACAGGGAAGTATTGTTCTATTTGCGGAAAGATTCAAGTAGAAAATATGCTTCTTGATGAAGAGCCTGAAGATGCAATTGTAATTGGTGATGTCTTCCAAAAGGATATTAAAGTATGAAGTGGTTATTTATCTTCTGGATTGTAGTAGAAATGATAGCTTCTTTCTACCATGTATTCCACGGCGATTTTGTTCATGCTACTTTCTTCCTTGTGTGGGCAATCATAGCAATGGAATTTTGGCAAATGAATGACGAACACGGAAATCCCTTTGCATAGTTTCCTCCATTCTTTCAGTGGGGCTGAATCCACTTTAAAAAGACAAATGGGCGTTGTCGGCGGCATCAGAATAGCCCGTACCGCAAGGGATAACAGAGATGGTCATGCGAAGTCCCTAGCGATAAACCATCTCGCCTACCCTCGTAGCCAAGCGGTTAAGGCCACGGCCTTTGAAGTCGTTATTCGTGTGTCCGAATCACACCGGGGGTGCTTGGATTCTGCAATCCAATCTATTTATATGAATTCCCATATGTAATACCGTTGCTTTCCTGTTCCAACGTAAAATAGAACAGTTCCATCCAAAACCAATTAACTTTTACATATAACAAAGAGGTGAGTCCAATGGCAAGAGTAAAGCTTTCCGCACCTTGGGATGAATTTTATAACGAGGTGAATGAATTATTCAAATACGATGAAGAGGTAAGAGTTGTCTTCTTTGAAGAACAGAAAACAATTAAACTCTTCGTAGATAATCCTGCGAAAGCAGAAGCACTTCAGAAGCTTCTTCCTCAGAAGAAGGAGTGGGGTAAGGTAGTTCTTCTGATTGAGGTTATTCCTTCTAACAAGGAAAAGAAGACTGAACTTACTAGAAGTATCTGGAGTGTAGCATTTACAGGTAACACAGCAGTATCCTTCATCTATACGATTGATGGAATCTTTAGTAACCCGCTGACTTATGTAGTATTTGTTAACGAGGTTGTCCAGTATTTTAACGACAATCTTGGTGATATTAATGGAAACCGTAGTACGCTTTATGAAGACATTGCAAGAGATGTCTTTGGGAATGTAGATGCAACCTTTTTCTGTACTGACACACCAGAAGGACTTGAGAGTCCTAAGTTTGAGCGTGTGTTCTAAGTATTTTCTTTCATTTTGACCTTCCTTCAAGTTGCTTATCCGTTTCAACTATAAATAGAACGGAAAACCGGGGTGTCGGATAACGGTATTCCGCTCCGCTTGGGACGGAGACATAAAGAAGGTTCAACTCCTTTCGCCCCGACTAGTGGTGATTCCCTACCACTCTAGGCAAATGGGACAGCCCTAAGAAAAACATCTAGTAAGATGTGACACCAGTTAGTGCGCTTTGTGTCCTTCTTGCTAGGTGGGGTAAAACCATCATCCAGTGGTGTTCTGGCATCTAACGTGGGAAAGCGAGAAGTCCGAAAGTGAAACCAGATGAGTGAGACAATCGCAAGGCTAGTTTGGTGGTGACCTAGCCAAAACATGGAAGTGTATCTCAATTGGTCAGAGAAATCGGCTCATAACCGATAGGTTGCACGTTCAAGTCGTGCCACTTCCACTCAATGCCCCTATAGGCCAACGGCAGAGCCAATACGCTTAGGACGTATCTAGTGAGCGTTCGAATCGCTCTAGGGGTATTTGCAGATGTACCCAAGAGGTTGTAAGGGATTCGCCTTGAAAGCGAAGAGGTCGGGAAACCGATGCAGGAGTTCGAATCTCCTCATCTGCGTTAAGACTATAAGACAGGTTAGGTGGTGACAGTATGATTGAGTAAGATAAGAATTTGTTGTGACAAATGTTTGAATCAGTTTGAGTTTGATATCTCTGAATTGAAGTGGGTTTCTGCCGGGACACATGAATACGAACTAAGTCCTTCTTGTCCTTGTTGTGGAAATATAACCATCCTACAACAGAACAGAGATTTCAACATAGATGTAAACAAAGATAGTAGGTTTTACGAGTACGGAGGAATGTAAATGAGTTTCAATTTTTCGATGGTAGGAACACTGAGTCTTCCTAAGGAAACAGAGAAGTTTCATCCTTATGAGGAGAGGATAACTGAAAAGGGTTGGCAGATGAAGACCCTTCGTTTTAGTGCAAGATGTGGTGACAATACACATATCCTTCAGGTTCGTTCCGGCAACTGGGCTGACGGACATGGAGATATTTTTACAAGCAAAGTAGTAGATAGAAAATATGAATCTCTCAGAGTGCCGTTTGCTGAAAGAGATAAAGAGAGTTGGATTTCTCAGGTGGCATCAAACAGAAAGTTTGTTATTGACCTTGATATGCCTACCAGAAGAGAAGCACTTGAGAAAGCCGTAGAAGGTCTTAAGACTGGCAAAGTATTTACCGATGAGGAACTCAGAGCAATGGGTGTTAAGTCCGAGGAAGACATCCCCAAGGCTTATGAAGAGAGCAAAGCAAGGAGAATAGAATACATCTCCGAATATGATTTTATCGATTCTCTGAAAGAAATCATCGAGGGTGGTGCTTACGCAGATAAGCTGTTCCGTATTACTGGTTCTGCTGAATATAGCTATAATGAGCAGAATCAGCAGTGGTATGAGAACTATGTTCCTAATAAGGTATATCTTTCCTCTGCAAGCGAACCGAGCAGTACAGCTAACTTCAAGCTTATGTTCTCCTCTGACAGTTGGGATGAACTGAGCAGAGATGAACTGAATAAGATTTTCATCAAGGGATGGCATCGTGAGTACATTAATACTCAGACTCGTAAAGGACAGTTTAATGTTCCTGTTTCCGTAGTTGTATACACTAAGGATGTAAAAGAAAAGAAGATTGACCTTATCAAGAAGAAGTTTGATGTAACTGGCGATAAGGTGTATGAACTTTCAATTACTGTGGACATGCTTAATGGTAGTCAGAGAACTAAGATTACCGAAGAGGATCTTACTGATGAAGAGAGAGACGAACTTGAATGTGGACTTCTTTCTTGGTCTGATATCTATCGTTCTCATGGAACAGCCGTATTTGGGGAGAGAGTGAAGGAGTTCCGATTTAACAAATACGCAGAGAACAAAGCACCGCAGGAGACTGCCTTTACCGTAGACGATATGCAGATGCCTCCTCTGGAAGAAAAAGAGGAATCTTTGTTTGACGATGATGATATTTAATGGTATAATAAGTACAAAATAATTTATGGAGGAATAGTATATGGGAAAATTTGGACATCGCAACTCAGTATCAGAAAACCTTTCCGATTACATGATTGGTCTCCTTGGGGAGTCAGGCATTGGGAAATCGTCAACGATTGTGTCCGTGTGCCATAAAGAATTTGGCGATGATGGCTATATTCTGTTTAATATGGGCAAGGAACAGGGAATCGATGCAATCGATGGAGCGATCTATGAAAACATCGAAGACTGGAAGAAGTTCGATGAAGTAACAAAAGATATTATTAAGAACAAACAGACTGACTATCCTAACCTTAAGGTAGTTGTTATAGACACGATCGATCAAGCCATTGCCATTTCCACGGCAGAGACAATTAGACGTTGGAATGCAGAGAATATGGGTAAAAAGAATTTTGAACCTGCAAAAACCCTATCTGCTTGTTGGGGAGGATTTAGCGCACCTCTTGACTATAATATCAACCTTCTTCTTGATAAGTTCTGGGAACTTAAAAAGGTTGGCGTTCAGGTATGGATTATCGGTCACGTAAAAACTAAAGAGATTATTGACCCGATTACTGGCAATACTTATAGCACACTGACAACTGATATTTCACAGAGAGATTTCAATGCATTCAAGAATAAGCTTCATGTAGTTGGAATTGCTTATATTGATAGGAATATTGAGACGGTAGATACTGGAAGAACAAATATTGTTAGCCATAAAGCAATTACTGTTAACAAAGTGTCTAATGAAATGAGAAGAATCTCATTCCGTGATGATACTTACTCAGTAGACTCCAAATCACGTTTTGCTGATATCGTATCTGATATTCCGCTTGATGCTGATGCATTTATCAAGGCACTTAAAGATGCCATTCGTTCTGCCAAGAAGGAACATACCACTTATACTGTTACGGAATCAAAGCCTGCCCCGAAGCCTGAGCCTGTTGTAGAAGAGAAGGAAGAAGTTCCTTTTGATGAGGATGTTTCCCCGATGAATGAGCCTGAGGAAGTTCCCGAAGGTGAGTATCCTGACGGTCTTGTAGATATCATCTTATCTGAGTACAAGACAGCGGATGATGATAAGAAGAGCAAAGTAAAAGCAATCCTTAAGGAGCATGGAACAAAGGTTAAGGATGCGCCAGAGGATGTTCTTAAAGAACTCTATGATATTCTTTGTAGATAAGGAGAATTTTATGAGAAAGCTTGCTGATATTAAAGATGCAGAACATAAATACTATGAGATTCTTTGGTATGAAAGACATAAGGTCTTAGTGGCACGAGGATCAATTGATAAATATCTGAATAGCGGAGAATCTGATAAAGTTGAAATTGCTAAAAAGGCTATCGCTAAAGCAAAACAAGTTGAAGAAAAGTATAAAGATGAATATGACTTCAACAAAAATGGTTATGATGATTTTGATTTTGGCATGATCAATGGAAAGCTTTCTGCCCTTAGATGGGTTCTTGGTGAGGAATGGGATTTCTTAGACACATAAACAAAACAACAAAATAACTGAATAGAGGAGAGTAACATCTCCTCTATTTTTATCTAGAGAGGTAAGCATTATGGTAACTTGCAGATATTGCGGGAAGAAAATAGACAAGACAACTGCCTATTCCACCACTACCAAAGTCCCTAAATATTATTGCAATGAAGAAGAATATCTGAAAGAGAAGCAGGAGAAAGAAGACAATAAGAAAGTTGTATGCAAGATATGTAAGCGTAAGACTCTTAAAAAGGACGCTTTCCACATGATACACACCACGCCAAGTGGAAACATTGTTAACTGGTATTTCTGTAACGAACAGGAGTATGTTGACAAGATAAATGAGAAACTTGATGCAGACAAGTGTAAGAACAAGTTAGTAGAACTCATGGGTTTTACTCTTGCCGAGTTTGAACCTTCTTGGTCGCAGTTCATGAAAGAGATTAGAGATATCACCAACAAGTACAGTTGGAGATATATCTATGACTATCTAGTATCAGATGAGAGAGACATACTCAATGCGATGTCAAAGAAATTCAATACGGATTTTCAACAGCGTAGATACTTTGAAGCTGTTATCCGCAGTGGAATCAAGAGATATGTTCCACCAAAAGAAGAAGTTAAACCCGCTTTTGTAGAAGAAGTAATTGAGTATAAGAAGCCGGAGCGCAGGACAGGAAGAGTATCATTGGAGGATCTTGAAGATGACTATGAGTAATGATGTATTCCTTACTGGTGTTACAGATAAATATCAGAAGGAATTACTTGAAACCAGAACAGTAACAGAAGGTAATGTAGTCTCTTGTTTCATGAAAGATCTTACTCTTCTTGAAGATACTAAGCTGTCAACAGATAGTTTCGTAACTAAGGATGGTCTGTTCTACTTCTCAATGCTTAAGAAACTGAGAGAAAAAGGATTTAATTCTATTGATGAGGTAACAATCCTTTCCAATCTCTCAGATAATGTTATTGATAGATACAATGAACTTGGCGGCTACGATACCATCAGACATCTTCAGTCGGTAATCAATACAGATAACTTCAACATCTACCTTGATGAACTGTACAAGCAGAATATCATTCTGCATATGGCAGATGATGGGTTTAACCTTCTTAAGGAAACCATTTCCCCGAAAGGCAAGAAGATCGTTCCTCTTAAGCTGTTTCAGAGGATGACTAGTGTACAGGTTCTTGATTGGTATGAATCAAAACTTGCCGGGTATCAGATTAGTGAATCTTCTAAAGTTACTGGAGAAGGTGAGATTAACTTCTCAGATGAATTCCTCAAGTCTGTAGCAGAAGGTGTTGAGAATGGAATCTCATTTGAGTATGGTGGTTTGGATATTAACGGTGATCAGATCAACTGTTTTCCATTCTTAAGTAGACAAGTCATGGGAGTAAAAGAAGGAACATCTACTGTCATTGCGGGATATTCATCTACTGGTAAGTCAACATGGAATGTAACCCTTCTGTTCTCTCTTCTTACTCAGGGCAGAAAGATTCTCATTATCTCCAATGAGGAGAAACAGAACGACTTTGAGATTAGATTCCTCAATCTGATTGTATACAAATATCTGAGATACTATAAACTTACCAAGCGCAAGCTGATGACAGGCAGTCTTACAGATGAGGATAAAGCGGCTATTCAAAAGGCTAGAGCATGGTGGAATGAGAACTACGGACATCAGTTGTTCTTTGTATCCGTATCTGAAATGGATATGTCGGTTAACAAGAAGCTGATTCGTCAGTATATTCTCCGTAAGGGCGTTGATACAGTTCTGATTGATACTCTTAAGGTTGACTTTAATGAC